ACGACTATGTGCCCCTCGGATCCAACATCCCAGTCGGCACCAGACGCACACTTATCGCTGTAACAGCAGGGGTAACGCTCGCAGCAGCAGGTACTAGAATACGGCGCTGATGCGTAAATTCTTCAACTTCCTGAGCGACAACTCGTGGACCTACGCCGGTACCGGCATGGTGCTCATCACCTTGTCTGGGCCTACTCTCCGTTCAGCCCTGTGGATAACTGGTGTAACATTGATCCTGCACTCAGCGTTATCCCTCTCCCAGAAAGACTGAAATGGAAAAGCTCAAGAACATCATCTTCCGTATCTTCGCCCTGTTCGGCTCCTCGGCTTTGGCTGCGGTTGCTGGTGGCGCAATCATCGGGGTCGAACTGTGGAAGTCCGCTGCCCTTGCTGGCGTGATGGCGTGTGCACAGGTCGTTGAGAAGCTTCTCCGTTACAGCGTGGACGGCACGTTGACGAAGGAAGAAATCGAAGCAGCGTTCTCTGGTGCTGGTGCACCGAAGAAGAAGGATGAGGCTGCTGGCTGATGGCGAAGGTCGATATCGCCAAACTGCCGATCATCAAAGTCAAACTGTGCTCACACCTGAAAAGCGTAGAGCCAGGTGAATTGGATCCGAGCCTGCTTCGCAAGATTGAAGGCAAAGGGATGCTGCATCATTGTGCGGCTGACGCATACGAGGCGATGGACGCTGCGGCTAACGCTGAAGGAATCGACCTCAGCCCGACTAGCCCAGCGGACACATATCGCTCACTTGCGGTTCAGGAGTACGGATTCTTCCAGCGATACACCGACAACCCGAAACCAGCCTTGATGAAGCAGAAGCCACGCATCTACAAAGGCAAGGCGTGGTATCTGAAGAAGGGCATGGCGCAACTCGCGGTCCCTGGCACGAGCCAACACAACTACGGCATCGCAATCGACATCGCTAACGCCTCTGGCGCACGACTGGAATGGCTCGCGAAGAACGCAACCTCGTTCGGTTTCTCATGGGAAGTACTCCCGTCAGAGCCGTGGCATCTGCGTTACGTTGCGGGCGATGATGTGCCTGAGCGTGTGAAGGCTTGGAAGGAATCACAGGGGGCTTGATGTGGACGCTGGGTGGGCTGTCTTTCTTAGTGCCGTTGTTGCTGGTGCTTTTTCTGTCATAGTCACCCTCATCCAAAAGTTCAAGAAGGAAAACGCCTCAGATCACGAGGTTGTGATGGGGATGCTGAAGATGGTTTACAAGAAGCAGGGCAGCGTAGAAACCAAGATAGATAAGGTTTCTGAGAGGTTGACGGACCACATCGAGAACCACTAGGGTTTGCCTCTCTTAGGGAGGTGCTAGACAATGGCAAAGAACTTCAGTATGGTGGAGTTGCGACTCATTCGCGACAGTCTTTTGAGGGTGACACCGGCAAGAGATCAAGCTGATGCGTTGTGGGATGTAATCGAGAAGATCAACGCATTGATTGGAGAACAGCGTGAGCAAGACAAAGGGAAGTCTGCTAACCGAAATAAAAGAAGCGCAGGGCACTAGCGGTCGCAGACCGCTCATCTTCGGTATTGCCGAGGAGTTGCCTGAGGAAGATCGTGATGACTTCTGGACAGCGATCAACGACCACAGCATTTCTGCTGGGGCGATAAGTCGAGCGCTCGCAAACAGGGGAATCAAGTTGACCGCCGCATCCATCGGTACGTACCGTCGAAAGGAATACAGTCATGGCGCTTGATCGAGAGATCCAGTTAGAAGCAGAGATCGCAGATCTTCGTGCAGCGTTGAAGACTGCACAGCAGAAGGAAGCTCGTGCGAAGAAGCGGTCGGATGACATGGTGGAGGCGGTGTATCAGGCTGCGCGTGACGCGGCCCGTGCCACCCCAACCCGTAAACCTGTCCCGTTCAAGAAAGACACCCGCAAAGGTAAGACTGAGGTTGCGTTGGTTCACGCTACGGACTGGCAGTTAGGTAAGCGCACCGTATCGTTCGGTGTGTCCACGCTGGCGAAACGTATCGAGCAGTTCACCGAGAAAGTGATGACGCTCACCGACATCCAACGTGCAGATCATCCCGTCAAGGAGTGCACTTTGATGTTTGGTGGCGACATGGTGGAAGGCATCGGCATCTTCCCAGGACAAGCGTACGAGGTTGAGGCGCATCTGTTTGAGCAGTTGTTTGAGGCGACTTCGGTGATGGAAACGATGGTGGCTTCACTCGCAGGGTTCTTTGAGAAGGTTCATGTGGTGTGCGAGTACGGCAACCACGGTCGGCTGGGTCGCAAGGGTGATATGCCTGCCGGTGACAACATCGACCGTATGGCGTATCGGATTGCGTCTGAGCGCACCGCGCACCTGAAGAACGTGACATGGCAGATGTCATCGAACTGGTATCAAATAGTGAACATCGGTTCCTATCGTGCACTGCTGGTGCATGGCGATGAGATCAACTCGTTCGGCGGGAACACGCCAGCGTTCGGCATCCTGCGCAAAGTGAACGCCTGGTCTACGGGTGTGGTTGAGGAGTTCCAGGACTGCTACATGGGGCACTGGCACACCCCGATGACGCTCACGATGGCTAACGCTGGTCGCATCTTCGTGACTGGTTCACCGGAGTCACACAACGAGTATGCTCGTGCGTTTATCGCAGCAGTCGGCCAGCCATCCCAACGTCTGCATTTCGTGGATCCTGTGAAGGGTCGAACGACAGCCGAGTACACAGTCTGGTTGGACTAGCCATGAAAGATCCACTGTTTGTAATGACTGAGCACATCAACAGGTTGAATGATGAGATCACACAGCTGAAGGCTGAGATCCAGAAGTGGAAGAACATCACTGGGATCATGCATGAAGCGTTACGGGAAGGCGACCCTGACGGTGCTCGCTTGCACTACGAGGAAAACGCCGATGTCTCGTGAGAATCTAGTCGAACTTTTGGACAATGTTCCATACACGAGCAACGAACAGGAACTTTGTTTTGACGCAGCGGATGAAATTGAACGGCTACGCGACGAACTAGAAACCGTCAAAGCCGTGCTGGAGGGACTACGGAAATGAACGACATCCGCCTTTGCCCATGCGTCTATGACGGTGTAATCCCACGAACCCCACGCTGCGGAGAAAAGACCGATGACTCAGACGAATAAAACCATCGTGCTCGTCCAATGGGCAGACACCCACATGAGCGACTCAGGCTGGCTCGACCTAGAAAAGTATGAAGACGATGGTGAAATGCTGGTGGACACCGTAGGATTCCTGATACCGGTAGGGGAACCAGGCTCCAAAGATCAGCACGTCACCGTCTGGCAAACCCTCTGCAAAGGCGAAGGAATCCACGCAATCCATATCCCAGTAGGAATGGTCCGAGACATCAAGGTTCTTGACACAGCCTCGTTACACCCCTAAGGTAAACACTCTGCAACGGAAGGAGAACCAAATGCAGGAAAGATACACACAACCAAAACCGAAGCACGGCAGCCAAGAATGGTTGACAGCTCGATGGAAAAACAAGGAGGGCTACACCCGTGTCACCGCATCGGTCGCAGCAGCCGTCCACAACGAACACAAGTACACCACCCCAGCTGATCTGGCTGTCGAACTTCTCTCGGTGACACCCCCTGCACCGAAAGAACAGAACGACGCGATGCGACGAGGCACCATCCTCGAAGAACCACTACTCAGGTGGGCATCCGAAATCCTGGGCAAACCCATCACCGAACCCCATGTGCTGTACGCATACGACGAGGACGGTGTACGACTCCTATCCACCATCGATGGGATGGACCCGTTAGGGGAGGTGTACGAACTGAAAACCTACAACAAGCGTTGGCAGGGACAGTTGCCACGTTATTGGTATTGGCAGGGAGTACAGCAGGCGATCTGCACTGACAGTCACGAAATCAACTGGATCGTGTTCGACTCGAATCTGGAACTGCATTTCCATACACAGACCGTGACCAGTGACGAAAAGCAGATACACATTGACGCAGTTCGCCGGTTCCTCAGCTTCATTGACATGGGCATGATGCCAGAGATCGCTGATCCCACTTACGACAACGCCGCCACCTTGTACCCACAGGGCATAGAAAACACCGTCGTCTTGGGTCATGAGATATACGACACTTTAGAACGCTTGTCGTTGGCTCGTGAACAGAAGCGTCAAGCCGAACAGTTGGAGGAACAGTTGAAGGGTGAGATCGCGATGATCTTGCAGGATTGTGAGTATGGTTCTGTGGATGGCACGGTGGTCGTGTCGTGGAAGAACAGCAAGCGCACCTCGTTCGACACCAAGAAGTTTGAGGCGGAGCATCCAGCGTTGGCCGCCAAGTTCAAGAAAGAAACAACATTCCGCACCATGCGGATCGTCGCAAAGGAGAGCAAGTAATGAGCAACCTCGTGATTGCACCAGACCAGCAAGGCTTCACCCCACAGCAGGTGGCAACCTTGAAGCAGTTGGGTGTGGACAAAGTATCGGACGGTGATCTTGCCGTGTTCTTCCACCAGTGTGTACGCACAGGGCTGGATCCGTTCGCGAAGCAGATCTACATGGTGGGTCGTTGGGATGGTCGTGCGAACGCCACCCGCTACACCATCCAGACAGGAATCGATGGATACCGTTTGATTGCTGAACGCACCGGCAAGTACGCAGGCTCAGACGAAACCTGGGTTGAGGAAAACGGTAAGCCTTTGTCAGCGACGGTGACGGTTCGCAAGATTGTGGACGGGCAGGTATGCAACTTCTCTGCTACGGCACGTATCGAGGAGTATGTGCAGACAGGCAAGGATGGGAAGCCGATGGGGTTGTGGGCGAAGATGCCGCATCGTATGTTGGCGAAGTGTGCGGAGGCGCTCGCGTTGCGTAAAGCGTTCCCGCAAGACCTGTCCGGTTTATATACGGCGGAGGAGATGTCGCAGGCTGATAACGCTCCAGCTGCACCGCAGATGGCGGAGATCCGTGAGATCAACCCTGTCGTGTCGGCAGACAATCTGGCACGGTTCAAGGCTGCGTGTGACGCTGTGCCGATCAGCCACACCGAAGTCATCAAGACTGCTGGACTGGACGGCAAAGAGATCCGTGAGTCGGATATGCCAGCGTTGCGGGCAGCGTTCAAGAAGGTGAAGGAAGACTTGTTCTCTCCTATCCAGGATGCCGAGATTGTGGAGCCGTTCCCGAGTCGTAAGGTCGTAGACGTGGAACCGGAACCCGAGTTCGTGGAAGGCTACCCGATTCGCACCGTCGCTGACGTGGAGGCTGAGTTGGTCGATATGTTCGGTGCGAAAGAGGTGCCGGTCGAAGCAATCCAGTCGCATCCTGCGAACAGCAAGCCGAAGATCAAGGATCCGTCCGCACCTGCAACCGCACCACAGTTGGGTGTGATTCGTAAGATGGCACGGAACGTGAACATCATCACGAACGATGACCTTGCTTCACTGTGCACTGATGCGATTGGTCGCCCGATCAGCAAGCTGGATGACTTGACGAAGGGTGAAGCATCACAGATCATCGACACCCTGAACCCGAAATGAGTAACGACATAGTGCACTTCGGGCACGAGATCATTCAGGATCTACTGCTATTCCTGACATCGTTCTTACTGCTCAGGAGATAGTGCGAAGTGACACTGGAACAAAACAGAAAGGGAGAATGTGAAGGACGCAAAGACAAGTGCACGATCGCTGGATGCCCTAAGTTCGGAACTTTGGGACGTGAAGGCCGTGACGGTAAACGACGGGTCAAGGGATGTGGCGACCCTGTTGCTCGTGGAAGAAGGAACCGCACTAAGGGTGATAGCAAAGCTCGACGTGCAAGGAAGAAACTGGGTCTTGCTGCGACAGGTAATGCAGGCACTCGCCATGAGGAACATTGGGGCGGGATGTTTCGTGTCGAAGTCAAAGCGGGTAGCCAGGTGGGTCCGATTGCTACACGTTTCGATGCTGCTCGTTCGCAGTCTGAAGCATCCAAAGCGTTGGGAGATGTCCGTCCTTTCGCGATGATCGCGATGCCGGATGGTACGAGTGACGGTATCGTGTTGATGTCGCTCACAGAGTTCGCGGAGCTGTTGGCTCTCATCTCGTAAGGATCACGCAAAGGGAACCCACTGTCACTGGTGTAGGTGTGATTCTCCCCAGCCGATGTCAAAATCTGGTCGGCTGGGGCGATACCCTTATTTTGTAACCTGTTCGTCATCTTTGATATTCTGGGAGGGAATCGATGAGGATATTTACACGGCTTACAGCCGCACTCACGGTAGGGCTGGTCGCCTTCGGCAGCATCGTTTACGCAGCCGAAGCCCCAGCCAACCCCCCATTCCAGACCTATACCCCTCTTAGAGAGGCTCCTATCGCGTCTGAGAGGCTTCTGGAGGCACCCATCGTGTTCCGTCACGGCGACATCTCATGGCTCCCCCAACTCGCAGCACAGGCGGGCTGGCCTGAGCGCACCTGGAAGCGCCTCGGTTACATCATCCTCAGAGAATCGGGTGGTTGCCCGAACCGTCGAGGCGGGGACGCAGTAAACAAGTTTTGTGAGATCACTCACGTCACCGAATGGAACCATCGCTCCGACACAGGACTGCTCCAGTTGAACGGTGTGCACTGGAAGCAAGACCATCCGCAGTACGCCGGACTGTTCTGTAAACAGATGGGTATCTGTACCCAAGAACCGTTGCTTGATCCGCTCACCAATCTTCAGGCTGGACTTCTGTTGTGGCAGGTGGCAGGATGGCAACCGTGGAAAAGGAGCTAACCATGATTCTTGCGGAGATGGATCCCCTATACGACAACGACACCAGCTTCTTCGCTGACGCAAACTGCAAAGGTATGCCAGCCGACAAGTTCTTTATTGAGCCACGCACACCCCAACAGCACATCCTCATCGCTGAAGCCAAAAAGATCTGCGGTCTGTGCCCCGTACGGAAGCGTTGTCTAGAGTTCGCGTTGAACAACTACATCCATCACGGCATCTGGGGTGGGTACACTACGAGACAACGGAGAGGAATACGGCGTGACCGACGAGATCGAGTTTGAACTAGAGGAATGGCAGAACCGGTGCGATGCTTTGCGTATCGCGAACGAGCGTCTGCGTGACGAACGCGACGACCTCAAAGACGTGGCAGAAGATCTGCACAACGAGCTGGAGGACACTCGCCGCCGTTTGAAAGAAGCAACGAGTGTGATCTCACGCCTGCGCACACACATCGCGCAAGGCATCGAACTCTAAACAGCAAGGAGGGGATATGACGTTGAGGGTTATTTCGTATGGTGGTGGGGTCCAATCCACTGCTCTTGTCGTGCTTGCGGCACAAGGAAAACTTGATCCGATCATGGGTGGACCAGTAACCACAGCCCTTTTCGGCAACACCGGTGATGACAGCGAGCACCCAGCCACACTCAAATATGTGCGCGAAGTCGCAATCCCGTGGGCAAAAGAACATGGGGTGGAAATCATTGAACTCCAAACGACAAAGAACGGTCAGCCGACAACGATCTGGAACGAGATCATGAAACCAGACAGCAAACGAATGTTGATTCCCGTTTACGGTGACATCAATATGCCGTTACAGCGTTCGTGCACGGTTGATTTCAAAATCAAAACAGTGGGTCGCTGGGTGAAAAAGAACGGGGCAAAGAAAGACGATCCAGCCCTTGTCGCTATCGGTATCTCGACGGATGAAATCCAACGGGCTGGCAGAGGCAAAGAGGAATATATGCAACAGCGCGTATATCCACTGCTTGAACTGGGGTTGGATCGGATCGGATGTATGCGTGTGATCCACGACGCAGGTCTTCCGGTGCCACCCAAATCATCCTGTTTCTTCTGCCCATTCCACCGCCCCCAGGTGTGGTCTGAACTTCGTAGAGATGAACCAGAACTGTTTGAGAAAGCGCAACAGTTGGAAGATGTGATGATCGCCAAGCAGGAGGCTCGGGGCAAAAATCCTGTGTATCTGACTAAGTTTGGCGTACGCTTGACTGAAGCAATCCATGTAGCTGGAGACACGTTGTTTGGTATCGATCCCAACGACGAGCATGGTTGCGACAGCGGACACTGCTTTACCTGATAGGAGGGGATATGACACCAGCGGAAATAGATCTCTTTGTGGACCGCCTCTGCTCATTCTGGCCGACCACGAACATCGCACGAAACACGTTGAAGAACGGGTGGAAACAGTCCGACATCATCGTTGAAGCCACCAGTGAGCACTGCAAAACAGTCCTGGAAAAATGCAAACAACTAGACAGGTTCCCTGATCTTCGC